TTAAAACCATTTTTAAAGTTAACAAGAAAAGAAAAAACAAAGTTTAAAACAAAAAAGTAAAATTATGAAAGAGCAGAATGATGTAACAAAGGTTGAGTTCTTAATCACGCTAAACAACAACTTTGTAGTTCAAAGATTCTTTAACGTAAAAGGGTATAACCCTAAAGTTAAAGGTAGTGTAGAATTGTATGATTTTATAAAATCACTTTCAAACACACTACAAACAAAACTACGAAACAAATGTGTTGTTTATATGCTTGAGAATAGATTCCAAATCGAAGAGGACTCATCAATCCTTGAAACGTCAAATACAGATGGACCTGAAATATTTAACATTATTTTAAAGGTTGGAAATGAGACAATTTGTCATAGAATTATTGATGCGAAACTGTACCCACCAAAAGTAAGATATACGCTGGATGTACGCCCAGACATAAAAAACATTTTAAGAGAGTTGACTGACATTTTATCAGAGAAAAATTTATCTTTTGAGATGATGAATTATTCATTAGTTTAACAATATTTATTAAAACAAGGAACAAAATCTCAACAATATGTCAGACAAAAAAAACTTCGGATACTTAGGAAATACTTTTCAAATTCAATTATTAAATAACATTATTACTTACAAAGATTTCTCTAATTCCATCATAGAAGTTATAGATCCTCACTACTTTGATAATCAATATTTTAAAATCATTTGTCAGATGATTAAAGAATATTATTCTAAGTATGAGCATACACCGACATTTGATACCCTTGAACAGTTGACTAAGTCAGAAATCAGTTCACCGATGGCTCAAAAGAGTATTTTAGACACATTAAATCAGGTTAAGAACGTATCTGACGAAGGATCAATCTTTGTTCAAGAAAAGTCCCTTAAATTCTGTAAACAACAAGAACTCCAAAAAGTAATGACAAAGGCTCAATCAATCATCGATAAAGGTGATTTCGAGAGTTATGATAAGTTAGAAGAAATGGTTAGGGGAGCACTTCAAGTTGGTGAAGTAGATAAGGGAACTACGGATGTGTTTTTTAACCTTGATGAGGTATTGGATGATGATTACAGACACCCAATTCCAATTGGAGTACCTGGTATAGATAATCTATTAAAAGGTGGTCTAGCTAAAGGTGAAATTGGTGTAATTTTGGCACCAACCGGTGTTGGTAAATCAACGTTTACAACAAAGATTGCTAACCACGCATTTAACTTAGGGTATAACGTTCTTCAAATATTTTTTGAGGACAACCCAAAAATTATCCAAAGAAAACACTTTACACTTTGGACTGGAATACACCCCGACGATCTTTCTGAAAATAGAAAAGAAGTTACTGAAAGAGTCAAAGAAATTCAATCAACAAGAAAAAATAAGTTGATTATGAAAAAATTGGCATCTGATACTGTAACAATGAATCAGATTAAAAATCAGGTTAGAAAAATGATTGCCGAAGGGATAAAAGTTGATATGATTATTTTAGATTATATTGATTGTGTTGTACCGGACAAAATGTTAGGTGATGAATGGAAGAGTGAAGGATCGGTAATGCGAGGATTTGAAGCAATGTGTCACGAGTTGGATATCGCAGGATGGACAGCAACGCAGGGTAATAGAAATTCAATTTCATCTGAAGTTGTAACCACAGATCAAATGGGTGGTTCAATCAAGAAAGCACAAGTTGGACACGTTATTATAACAGTAGCTAAATCATTACAACAAAAAGAAATGAATTTAGCAACAATTGCGATAACTAAATCAAGAATCGGTAAAGATGGAATTATCTTTGAAAATTGTAAGTTTGACAATGGTATGTTAGACATAGACACTGAACAAAGTGTTACTTTCCTTGGTCATGAAGAACAAAAGGAAGAAAAGAACAGGAACAGAATAAAAGAACTGTTGGAAAGAAAAAAACAAAAAGAACAAGAATCTTAAAATAAATTATTAAAATAAATTAAAAATGGATATTTCGCAAAAAATATTAAGTGACATTACTGTCTTTATGAAATACGCTAAGTTTCAACCTGAAAAGAATCGGAGAGAGACTTGGGAAGAGTTGGTAACACGTAACAAAGAGATGCACCAAAGAAAGTACCCGCACATCAAAAATGAGATAGAAGAGGTATATAAAATGGTGTATGACAAGAAAGTATTACCATCTATGAGATCATTACAATTTGGTGGAAAACCAATTGAGATATCACCAAACAGAGTTTATAATTGTGCATATATGCCAATCGATCACGTTGACTCGTTTTCAGAAACAATGTTTTTACTTTTAGGTGGAACAGGAGTTGGTTACTCAGTTCAAAAACACCACGTTGAAAAACTACCAGATATTAAAAAACCAAATCCTGAAAGAACAAGAAGATACCTTATTGGTGATTCTATTGAAGGATGGGCAGACGCTATTAAAGTATTAATGGAATCATATTTAGGTTACAAATCATCAACACCTATATTTGATTTTTCAGATATCAGACAAAAAGGGGCGATGCTTGTAACATCAGGAGGAAAGGCGCCTGGACCTCAACCACTTAAAGATTGTATCCACAACATAACAAAAGTGTTGGATAACAAAAAAGACGGTGAAAAATTAACACCAATCGAAACTCACGATATTGTATGTCATATTGCAGATGCGGTACTTGCAGGAGGTATCAGACGTGCGGCACTTATCTCATTATTTTCAGCAGATGATGAAGAAATGATTTCTTGTAAGTCAGGAAGTTGGTGGGAACAAAACGCACAAAGAGGTAGAGCAAATAACTCGGCAGTACTTCTTCGTCACAAAATCACAAAAGAGTTCTTTATGGATTTGTGGAAACGTATTGAGTTGTCAGGAGCAGGTGAACCTGGAATCTACCTATCTAACGATAAAGATTGGGGAACAAACCCTTGTTGTGAAATCGCACTTAGACCATTCCAATTCTGTAATTTATGTGAGGTTAACGCTTCAGATATCGAATCACAAGAAGATTTTGATGCAAGAGTTAAGGCGGCATCATTCATTGGTACACTACAGGCAGGATACACAGACTTCCACTATTTAAGAGATATTTGGAAAAGAACAACTGAAAAAGACGCACTTATCGGTGTTGGTATGACAGGTATTGGTTCCGGTGTTGTGTTGGGTTATGATATGAAAAGAGCTGCTAAAATGGTTAAAGAAGAAAACGAAAGAGTTGCTGGACTTATCGGAATCAACAAATCAGCAAGAACAACAACAGTTAAGCCGTCAGGTACCTCATCATTGGTATTGGGAACATCATCAGGAATTCACGCTTGGCATAATGACTTCTATTTAAGAAGAATCCGCGTTGGTAAAAATGAATCAATCTATTCTTACTTGGCGATTAATCATCCTGAGTTGATTGAAGATGAGTTTTTCCGTCCTCACGATACTGCGGTAATTACTATCCCACAAAGAGCACCTGAAGGTTCAATCGTAAGACATGAATCAGTGTTTCAAATGTTGGAAAGAGTTAAGAAAGTATCTCAAGAATGGATTAAACCTGGACATAGAAACGGACAAAACACACACAACGTATCTGCTACAGTATCAATTAAAGAAGACGAGTGGAGTTTAGTTGGTGATTGGATGTGGAACAATAGAGATTTCTATAACGGTTTGTCAGTACTACCTTACAACGGAGGAACTTACACACAAGCACCTTTTGAAGATTGTACAAAAGAAGATTTTGAAAGATTGGTTAAAACATTATCAGATGTTGATCTTACAAAAGTTATTGAGTTACAAGATAACACCGACCTACGAGGAGAAGCTGCGTGTGCGGGTGGTGCGTGTGAAATCGTTTAAGTTATGAAAGTACAATGGGGAAACAATATAACGCTAACATACCAAGTTTTGTTAGCGTTTTATAACCAAAGAAAAACTAATTAAAATGAATGTAGGAGCATCTAAGGATTGGGTACAACAATTATATGTTAGAGAATTTGGACCTAAATTACAACAAGACGATTTTTATTATGATAAACAAGGTAGAATGGTTATGACTGAAGAATATCATAAGAAGAGAGGTAAATGTTGCGGTAACAGGTGTTTACATTGTCCTTACGAACCAAGTTACGAAAGAGGAACCACAAATTTAAAAGAATCACTGAGAAATCAGTGATTTTTTATTTTATATCTATTTATTCAAAAATTCACAACATTATATTTATTTAATATGGCAGATGGTAGAACATATGGAATAAGTTTTCCGTTTAGACAAAGTAATGTAGGAGATTATTTGTTACTAACTCAACAATCAGATGAAGAGATTAGAACAGACTTATTGCATTTAATATTAACAAGAAAGGGTAGTAGATATTATTTACCTGATTTTGGAACTAGAATTTATGAATTTATTTTTGAACCATTAGATGGTGAAACATTTGAAAATATAAAATCTGACATTGAAGAACAAGTTGCAAAATATATACCTAATTTGTTAATTAATAGTATTACTATAGAACCCTACACCGAAACCGATGAGGTTGTTGGACAATTAGATTATGAATTATTGGGTCAAGCAAGTATATATAAAATACCGGGTGCAAATACTGCGGAATACACAGCAAAACTAAAAATCGATTATACTGATGAAAATAAAGCATTCGGAAGTAGAGAATTCGTAATTATTAATATTTAATTATGGCTAACCAAAAGATAAATTATACAACGAGGGACTTTCAAGGGATAAGACAAGACTTGATAAATTATACTAAACAGTATTACCCTGAATTAGTACAAAATTTTAATGACGCATCAGTGTTTTCAGTTCTAATGGATTTGAATGCTGCGGTTGCTGATAATTTACATTTTCATATTGATAGAAGTATACAAGAAACTGTTCTACAGTATGCTCAACAAAGATCATCAATTTACAATATTGCAAGAACTTATGGTTTAAAAATACCAGGTTATCGCCCATCAGTTGCAGTTGTTGACATATCTATCACAGTACCACCATTAGGTGATAGTGAAGATTATAGATATTTAGGTATTTTAAGAGCCGGATCACAATTTAATGGTGCGGGTACATCATTCGAGACTGTTTACGATATCGACTTCTCAACACAGTATAATCAAGAAGGGTTTGTAAATAGAACAAAAGTACCTACTTTTGATGCTAATAATAAAATTATAAATTACGTTATAACAAAAAGGGAAGTGGTTGTTAACGGCACAACAAAAGTTTTCAAAAGGGTTATTAACCCTGCAGATGTGGTTCCGTTTTTTAATTTCTTTTTACCTGAAAGAAACGTACTTGGAGTAACATCCATAATACAAAAAGATGGTACTAGTTACCCTAATATACCATCATACGGTGATTTTTTAAGTTCACAAAATAGATGGTATGAGGTGGACGCTTTAGCTGAAGATACTGTATTTATTGAGGATCCAACAAAACCAACAGATAATGCGGGTGTTAAAGTTGGTAAATATATAAAGACTGAAAATAGATTTATAACAGAATATACACCTGAAGGGTTTATGAAGGTACAATTTGGTGGGGGCACTAACACACCAAACCAACAATTGGCTGACTTTGCAAGAAATGGTATTAAATTAGATTTGGCAAATTACCAAAACAATATAGGGTTAGGATTAACAGTACAACCAAACACTACAGTTTTTGTTCAATATAGAATAGGTGGCGGGATAGCAGCAAATGTTGGTGTAGGGGTTATTAATCAAGTAGGTACTATAGATTTTTCAATAACAGGTCCTTCAGATATAGTAAACACAAATGTACAAAACTCACTATCAATAACAAATGTTACCGCTGCGATTGGAGGGTCAAACCCACCAACAACGGAAGAGGTTAGAAATATGGTATCATTTAATTTTGCCGCACAAAAAAGAGCGGTAACTGTGAATGATTATAAATCATTAATAGATACAATGCCGGGTAAGTTTGGGGCACCTGCAAAAGTTTCAATAACTGAAAATAATAATAAAATTAGAATTCAAATATTATCTTACGATACTTCAGGAAAATTAACACAAGTTGTTTCAAATAACTTGAAATCTAATTTAGCGACATACCTTTCTAAATATAGAATGATAAACGATTACATTTCTATTGATGTTGCGAAGGTAGTTGATTTGGAATTTGAAATCTTTGTAGTGATGGAATCAGATAGAAACCAAGGACAAGTTATTACTGAAATCATTAATTCTGTTGCAAACTATATGGAACCTGGTAATAGAGAGTTAGGACAAAATGTTAACGTATCAGATGTTAGACGATTAATACAAAACGTAGCCGGTGTTTCTACATTATCTGATTTAAAAATATACAATAAAGTTGGTGGACAATATTCTTCATCTGAAACATCACAAAAATATGTAAATAAAGTTACAAGAGAAATCGGACTAATTGACGATACTATTTTTGCAGAACCAGATCAAATTTACCAAGTTAAATTTGACAATAAGGATATTAAGGTTAGGGTTAAGAGCCTTAAAACGGTAGACTTTTCATAAGATTCTTTATTTTATTTCTATAACACCTATTTTTAAAAAATAGGAACATAACTATTTATTTTTAAAAAGGCAAATGACTAAAAGTTATAGAATAAGAACACAGCCGGGAGTAGACAAAAACATAAGAATTAACGTTAATCAGGATTTTGATTTTCTTGAAATCTTATCATTAAAATTAAGACAAGATGATGTATATACAAGATTCTGTGCCGACTATGGTGTTATTGCAGGAAGAATTATTGTTAATGGAGGGTACGGAATACCAAACGCAACGGTATCTGTTTTTGTACCGTTAAAGCCTGAAGACGAAGACGATATAGTAATATCAACATTATACCCATACAAAACACTTGAAGATAAAAATGAGGACGGTTATAGATATAATCTTTTACCATACGTTCAAGAATATGGTGGGCATACACCAACAGGAACATTTCCTGATAGAGAAGACATTCTAACAAGAAAAGAAGTTCTTGAGGTATACGAAAAATACTACAAATTTACAGTTAAAACTAACGAAAGTGGTGACTTCATGATTATTGGTGTACCACTTGGTATACAAACGGTTGTTTTAGATTTAGATTTATCAAACATTGGTTGTTTCTCTTTACGTCCTTCCGATTTGATAAGAATGGGAATGGCATCATCTGAACAGTTTAATGGTGATCAATTCAAGTCATCAACTGATTTAGCGTCTTTACCACAAATAATAAACATAAAAAAAGATGCTGACGTAACATCATTTTGGGGTGAACAGGATCTTTGTGATATTGGAATCACAAGAGTTGATTTCGATTTAAGAGATGTTGGAATAGAAATAAAACCACAGGCAGTATTCATGGGGTCTATATTCTCAACTGCAGATGAGGACTTTTTAAAGACAAACTGTAAACCAAAAAGAAATTCAGGAAATTTATGTGATTTAGTTTCTGCTTCAGGAAAAATTTTAGCAATTAGACAAACAATAGATTACGACGTTAATGGTAGACCAATACTCGAACAATATAGTTTACCTGAAGGTGGTAAAATTATTGACGATGAAGGTACTTGGTTAACCGAAGTCCCTATGAATTTAGATTATATTACAACAAATGAATTTGGTGAACAAGTATTATCTAATGATCCAACACAAGGGATACCAACAAAAGCAAAATATAGATTTAGAATCCAATACCAAAATGAAGAGGGTATGGAAAGTAGTATATTAAGAGCAGACTACTTAGTTCCAAATATAAAAGAATGGGGGTGGTCACCAAGCAACACTAACCAACCTGTGGATTTAAATGCTCAACTATATTCATACGCATTTAGTTTAGATTGGAATGACTATGGGGATGTAACAACAACCATAGGTAACCAAATGATACAAGAGGCTATCAATTGTGAGGATAGGTTCTATGAATTCCACTTTAATAAAGTGTATACAATTGCTAACTTTTTAGATAGATGGAAATGGGGGTATAATAGAAGTAGACATTTAGGGATTAAAGAAATTACTGATAGAACATGTACGACAACAACAAATAGGT